CTTCACTCCTGGCTCGCAAGAGAGTCGTAGATATACCTCGTTCTCCTTTTCCATTATGATTTGCATGATGTTTATCCAAGTCCTGCAACAAATTTCCTCCAATTGATTGCATTATTAATATGAAAACTTCTATTCTCAATCATTGAAAGAACCGATTTAAGATAATCAACTTTACCTTTCTGTTCATTCATAATCTTTTCGGCTTTCTGTAAAACCTCATCTGCTCCAACATAATGTCGTTCCAATTCTGTTTTGGATATTCTGATGTTGTGGTCTGGAGCCTTTCCATTCTTAGAAATGACAACTTCCCATCGTTGTTGAAAAAGAACTTTCCAATGAGTTTCAAGATCACTCATTTTCCGTTTCTCTTTTGAATATATGTTTAGATATTTTTGGTGTATATTTGGAATATTTAAAGATTCATTGTCTAAATCTTTATCATCGATGTGAGAGTCCTCCCCCCACATTTCCATAATTTCTTCAATTGTCATTCTAATCTCAATTATTCAATAAATTCTTAATTTCATAATTTGTGTAACGAAATCCTGCGGTAGCAGTAAAATATTCCACATCAGTATTTGCACTATCAAAATCAAGTGCTGAAATAGAAATTGGAAATGCTTCGTAAAAATGAAATTCCATTTGAGGGTTCATTGCACTTGTCAAAATAGTAAGAACAATTGTTGAAACTGTTCCTCCCCTTTGAGTTGCATCAGATTTTGCTTTAAGTAAACGATATTTTTCACTTCCTTCTGTCAAACCCAATGCAATTATACGATCATAAATTTCTGTCCAATTTTTCATATGTTCATCAACAATAAACCTGACAGACAACTCTTCAAACGAAACTTTATTTCCGGCATAAGGTATAGTTACATATGGTGTAAATACATCTATACCTTCAATTGATACACCAGGCACATTTACTGCCTGACAAAACCAAGTCAAGTTTGGTGCATCCTGCATTGTCAGTCGAAAACTGATATTTGAAAGATAATTTAAATTGTCTGGTACTAGATTTGATGCGGCCATGAATTTCCTTTTTAGTCCTTCTATACTATTTATTCAACAGATTTTCAAACTCGCCATAATCCATGTCTTTTCCAACAAAAATAAATTTAGAATTTGAGAATTCTTCTTCGATATGTTTATGTTGACCAATCCAAGAATCTTGATTTTCATTTTGAAAATCTATAATAGAAGATCCAAGATATATCCCTTCACTGGTTTGATTGTGAAAATAATCAAACCCCACACAATAAATTGTTTCATTTGGATTTTGTTGACAGGCCAAACGGAGTGCGACTGTATCCGAAACCCATTCATCAAATTTATTATCTGACCACCAATCAATATTTTCAGTTAGATCAGACGAATCAATCCAAATAAAATACATAATTCCTTCATGTGCGAATTGAATAAACTTGTCTGTTTTTGGTTGATTCTCTCCAATTTTTAATCTTTTATCGGTTGTCTGTTTGAGCATGTCATAATGCATACTTGGAATTAAATCGAATCCCTTAAAATAACATTTGTATTTTTTCGTTAAATCATTTGTTATCAATTCCAATTGTGCATCGATATCTTGACAAATTAAATGGGTTGGTACGAATTTACGATAAATTAAATCACAACCATACGTAATATGTTTTTTGAAAAGATTGAAATCTGAAATAGATTTTGATTGACCATTTCCTATTACTATCAACATTGAGGCCTCACTGGAAAATTATCACTACAAACAAAAAAAGGGAGTAGATTTCTCCACTCCCTTTTGAAATCCTACTGTATGTAGGGTCAAGAATTACATCAAGTTGCTAATTGCAGCTTTTCTGTAATATACATTTAGGTGAGGATTGGTTCCAAGAACACCTGTCATACGACCAGTTGAAGTAGTCGCATTTTCAGCAAATGGATTCGATACTAGACCATAACGTGTTTTGAAAGCAATCTGTGGTTGAAAACTAGAACTATCAACCGCACGAACCATTTGCAACGGAACGTAAGGGCAATAGAAAATTCCAGCATCCATCGGTGAATCACCTTTGTAACCTACACAATAAAATTCTTGTGCATTCGCATCAGCATATGGATCAACATATACTTTATACCGACCATTAAGAACTCCGGCAAAAGTTGAAGATGCGGTATCTGTATTCAGATCTGTGCTCATTGCAGGAGCATAATCCAAAATACCTGCCATTTGAAGGGCAGAGGCAACATCAGATGAAGTCATCAGAATGTTTCCTTTTCCTCTTCGTGTGTCTTTACCAATCTGATTTGCATCTTTTTCAATCTGCATCATCAGACCTTTGAACTTTTCAACCATCCAACGTCCATTGGAATCAGTATCAAGATCAAAAAGACCGGCAGTAGTTGTACCAATTTGGGCACCAACTGCGGCATTGATATAAATCTTACGAACAACCTCACGGTTGATTTCTGCAAGAATTTCCATAGACAGAATGTTAGCAAGTTCTGCTTCTGCATCCAGACCATGAACAGCACGTAAATCCTGTGCGAGTTCCATTGAATAGGAACCTTTCAGGGCACGTGTACCAGCGGCGATTGAAATCTTCTCAATCGAAAAGGACATTTCACCAGCAATATCACCCTCACCACCGTCTGTTTCCAGAGCACTTGATGCGGAGTATTCGTTACCAGTTTGTCCAGTTCCGTCAGCGGCTGTGATCAAAAGACCAGGCGTCTTGACTACATCACCTGCTGCGTGTCCTGGCGTACCAGATTCACTTGCAACAGTATCAGCATTGACTCCGGGCATTTCTGCACCTGTCATGGAATTGACACGACTCTTGAGTGCGAAAATAAGACCTGTTGGGCCGGACATTGGTTGTACACCACAAACATCGTATGCTACGAGTTGAGGCATAGCACGCCGAACCATTGAGATCAAAACTGGATCTGCAAAATCGGCACTAACTTGAACAGAACCACCAGCTACACCACCCAAAGATGGGTTAGTAGATGTTAATCCCATAGTAGTAGTAGGGGCTGCCTCCATTAAGAGTCCACCCGAACGGCTATGACTTTGATCTTGGGAATATTGAGCTTCAACATTTTCAAGACACATAGCTGTGACCGCCCTACGATACGAATCTTTGATCTTAGGAAGATCTGGATGATCCAGAACTGGCGCCCACTTTTTATTAATTGTTTCTGAGAGTTGCATTTTTAAAACTCCTTAATTGTTAAAATATTAAAATTAATTATTAATTACGAGCAATAGCTTTACTATATGCTTCCATGATGTTATTCAACTTAGGTTCAGAAACTTCTTCCCCATCCACTGATGCATCACTTTCTTGTTCAACATTTTCATCTTGTTTAATTTGATTTGGGAAATAACTTTCCTTAATCGTCTTAATTTTGTTCTCAAAATTATCTGCATCCTCTTCGTAAGAAACACCTTCTACGAGAGATTTCATCTTTTCAGATTGTGTGTCTGCAAGGTCTTCACAAACTTCTTCCAAGATTTTGTCTTTGCGATATCCGTTGAGTTCATTAGTAACTTGAACGTTATCATCAATTTGAGAATTTAATTTTTCTTCAAGTTCTTCCACCTTGTCGTAAAGGCTTTCAACGATGTCAACTTTTTCGTCTGGAACTTCAATATAATGTTCAGTAAAGAGATTTTTAAGTCCACCTATGAACTCTTCAGTAATTTCACTTTTCAGTGAACTGTCAAGTGCAATTTCGTTCTCTTTCATCCACTCTTCAACTACGTAGTTGAGATAACCATCGACTTTTTCTGTCAATTCGTCACGGAATGAAACAATCTCTTCTTGAAGATTGGTTTGATACTCTTTTTCAAGTTCTCCAATCTTTTCGGTTGCAATTTCCATTACTTTTTGATGTACTGCCGCTTCAAAGATAGTAGAAGCTTTGGATTTGAACTCTTCTGAGAGTTCTTCACCTTCTACTAATGCATCGATATCTTCTTTGACATTAATTTCAGGCATGGAAATTTTAATTTTCTTTTTCTTTTTACCTATTTTACCTGTGTCACCTACTGGTGTTGCATCTTGGGGTGTTTCTCCGCCAAGGTCTTCTGCTTCTGCAACATCCATCAGATTTTTCCACTTCGCAGAAACTTCTTCTTTTTTCATTCCACTAACTTTATCGAAAAGAGCTTTAATCATTGCAGATTTAGTAAGAGGAATTTTAACTTCTTCTTTTTTTACCTGTTCGTCTTCATCCTCTTCTTCGTCATCATCATCGTCATCATCGTCATCATCACCGTCTTTTGCTTTCTTAGCGGCAATGGCTTTTTGTAAAGCGGGTGGTAATTCTCCCTCTTCGACTGTTTCCACTTCTTCAATTACTTCTGGAGCTTCAACAAGTCCTTCTTGCTCAGTTTCTTCCAGAATTTCTTCTTGAGTTGTATTTTCCATAGAACTTGATACTCCTAATAGTTAATGGT